CCTTTTTGAAGAGAGAGGATTGACTTCAGAGAGCATATTTTCGGGAATTGCTCATTATGCAGGAGTGGCTACATCAGCTGTTTCTGAACTTTTTTCAAGCATGAAACAACGAGTGGAGGATTTGAAAGGAATGGAATATAATGATCCTAAAACATTATTAGCTATATCAGCAGTATGTTTTATGGTTACTTTAGTTTTCTATTCTGTGTATAATACATGTGGATCTATTGATCCTAATGATGATGATGCAGGTGTTGGAGACGTTGTTGGAGAATGGAAAAAGATAGGTTCAACAAAACATAATATGTTTTCTGAATCTGGTCATATAAGTACAGAAGATGAAACAACAAATGCTCGTAGATATTTCCGTTTTTTGGAAATATTTTATTACCATGAAGGAATTATGAAGACTGACTATTGTCAAGCAGCAGTCAGTGGAAAATATGCATTTGTTCCTTATCACGCATTGGGCGATGATATGAAGGTCAATATTTTTAGAGATTGGGATAGATATCAATCTAAACAGTATGAATTTAATTTATTACCGTGTAAGATTGCTAAAGCGTATCCGCATCTTGATATTGCAGTTATTGAATTTTTAAATTTACCGACTGTTCCTTTTAAGAATGCCCATATGTTGTTTAAGAGATCAGCACCTAAAGTGTTTTCAAGTGATCTCTATTTTTGTAATGTGTTTCATAAGATACGTAATATCTATGGAACCAATATTAAAATGGCTACTGAAACCTTTAGAGTAGTTAACTATAGAAAGGAGTTGTCCTTTGGACCTGATTCAGGTCTGACGTACAATATCAGTGCGCTAGGTCTTTGTGGATCATTGATCGTTGATAAGATGAATGGATTCGTTGGCATGCATATTGCTGGGAATGGACAGGAAGGATTCGCGATAGTACCACCAGAAGAAATCAGAAATGAGATAGCTCATATCATGCTTTCTTCATCGGAACCTAATTTCGATCATAAAGATTCATTTAATACAAATGACTTTTCAGGAAGTCGTTTGACATATGAAAAAGCAGAATTGTCAATGGCAATGCAAAAATCTAATTTTGTTGCATCGCCGCTTAATAAAGTTTTTGACCCGAGAGTTAATGAAGCTTGTGAGAAGTACAATATTGCGGCGAAAGCGCCAGTCGATATTCGAAAGTATGGAACACCTACTCAAACATTGAGAACGTGCGCCAAAAAATCGTTTTCTCCGATTAATCCAATTTCACAAGATGAAATTGTTTTTGCTAAGAAATGCTTGAAAACCATGATGGTTGATTTTAAAGATCTGACCGATCATGAAACAGCATTTGGAGACGGAGACATTGTTGGTGCCTTAAATAAGGATGCAGCTAATGGATATGGATTTAAACCTAAGAAGGAAGTATATTTTGACTTTGAGAATAAAGTCATCTCGGAAGAGTTTCTCCAGATCGTAAAAGATTTTGAAATCCGAGTAAAATCGGGAGAAACAAGATGGGAAGATTTTGTTGCCAAGGAGGCATTAAAAGACGAAATAAGACCTGTTGGTAAGGATCCGCGTACTTTCAGAGTTATGCCATTGCATCACATATTTCTTAATAAGAAATATTTGGGGCAATTGTTCTCGCATATTCGTAAGAATATGTGGACAAATGGAATTGCTCTGGGCATGAATCCTTATCAAGATTGGGACCGGTTATATAATATTCTTAAAGCAGGAAAAGTCTTTGCTCTAGACTTTGGAAAATGGGATGGTAGTTGTCATGCTATGATACAAGATCTCGTTTCGGAAGTTGTTCTGGAACATTATAAAGGAGAACATCGTCAAGAATTGGAAGTAATTCTACATTCTATGGTGAGAGGATTTACTCTCGTCAATGACGAGT